GAACAACGACATCAAAGAAATTGAGGTACAGTCAGAAAATGAAACTCATACTGAGTACGAATTTCATCAGATACGCTATACAAAGGATGAATACATTAAAATGATTAATGAGAGGAACACAACACTCGAATCACAGCTTACCGACACTCAGCTTGCGCTTTGCGAAATATACGAAGGGATGATGTAAATGGCAAAAATTTATGCGGAATTAATCCGCAAGGGATTCAAAACTATTGACGATGTGCCTGACAAAATCAGGGCGAAGGTGCAAGAAATTTTAAATAATTAAAGAGGAGGGTTTTAAAGCCAAATTATTCGTTATAGTGTACAAGTAATATTTCTATTTATGAAAATACAATGTATATATTAACGAAGTGATAAGGAGGAAAATAATGAAAACCTACAATAAAATATATACAGTACACGCTTGGAAAGACAACAACAAGTTTTTTACTGTGACACAAGGCGAGGGTGGTATCAAATATCCTCGCCTTATGGTCGTGGATGATAAGGGAGCAATCGACTTAACTGGTTCGGCAGTTACATACACAATAACTCTCCCTCGTGGTTCTGAAGAAATTGTTGACGCAACAATTATAGATGCTAAACGAGGCGTTGTTGAGTTTGAAGTTAAACCCTCTATGACTGCTTATGCAGGTGTGGGTGAAGGTGAACTTAATATCACCATTGATAACAAGGTTTTGAAAATTAGCGGTATTAATCTCACTATTAACAAGTCAACCAGTGGTCGTGTAATTGAAGCAAGTGAACAGTTTAGTGCATTATTAACCTTGATATCCAAATATTCTAACATTAATCCTGAAAACAAGGATTTGAAGATTTTGGAGAACTCTGATATTACGGACACGGCTAAGAATTATCCAAGCATTGCATATCTCCTAAATAATTTTTGGAGTAACAATAATTTGTCACTATTGAGTGCAACTGCGTATGGTGTTAGCAATTCAGGAGTAGTAACAAGCTTATCGAAAATACCGACAGCTTCGTTAAGTAAAAGATGTCTTTATTTTCCAGCAGGTACTTATAAGTGCAATGGTATTGCTTTGTCTAATATTGATGACTTGACCATTATTTGTGATAATGCTAATTTTGTATTTTACAATCAAGCTACTAATTCGACAGACGCTGCTGAAACGACTGTGCAAGGTTCGTTTTTTAAGTTCACTAATTGTAATAATTTAACAATTATCGGGGGTTGTTTCGATGGACAACACAAAGTGTCTCAGTGTATTACATTAGTTGGTTGTCAAAACAGTAATATCACAAATGCAACCATTAAAGGTGCAGGAAACAAAGCATCTTCATTTGCTGCTGGTATTAATTTAATTAGAGACTGTTCTCAGTTTAATATCAATAATGTTATTGTATCTGACATTAAGGCTGGTACTGTATCTGAGGATACATTTATCCACGCAGTCGGTATAGGAGTGTCAAGTGTTAATGGTGAGTTTAGTCAGCACGGATATATCAGCAATTCTCAAATTAGCAACATTAATGGATACAAAGTTGGCAACAAAGAGCCTGATGGAGATGGTATTTATTTAATTCAAAGACCTTCTGCTGACTGTAGTGGTGATAGTTATATTACTGTATCCAACTGCACAATTACTGACTGTGCAAAAAGAGGCATTAAAGTAAGTACAAGATATACCAACATTGACAATTGTTACATTGATATTGATGGTTGGGGTGCGGCAATTGAAGCACAATACGGTAAGATGACACTTAGAGACTCAACAATACACAATAAGTATGCAAGTTGTGTAACTCTTGATTGGGATAACGGCACTAATTATATTGACAACTGTAAACTTTATGGAGCAGATAAAACTGAAACATCTACGCATGGAGACAAATACACTGGCAATGGCATTGTGCTTAATCAGAGACTGTCTGTAACAGGTACATATTATACCAATGAACCGTGTAGTGTTATTGTACGACATTGCACAATTGAAAATGTGACAAGTCCGTTAAGATCAGGGTATGCAGCAGGATTGACTTATCAATATCAGTCTATCATTTTTGACGATTGTCAAATAGGACATTATCGTGGTGTATCTGCAATTATGTTTGATGCAAGTATGATTTCGGCAATTAATAAATTATCTTTATCTAATGTTAATTATAAGTATGGTACAACTGAAAACGAAGTACAAACTGCAAATAATCAATACTTTGGTTTGACGAATAGTGGTAATACTCTCGATATTGGTTCAACAACATATGTTAAGCCTAATCATATGCTGTACACCAATAATCTTACAGACGATTATAATAAATTGTTTAGAATGTACGACTTGTTAGATAGCGACTTTGGTGAACCAAAAGCTAATGTATCAGATGTGTTAGAGGATGCTCCAAATATTTTATCGTGTACTAATGGTACATACACAAGCAAAACCAATACTCACTTTAGTGTCGTAGCAACAGACAATACATTGAGTATTAAATGCGATACAGCATACACAAGTGGCAAGTCTTTCGTCTATGTTAAGCTTGATTCATTGGAATTGAAAGGCGGTACATATAATTTCTATATAGATAATATTACACCAGTTTCATCAGATGTGACAATTACTTTCGCAGATTCGTCTTATAACATAATTGATACATCTCTGGAGTTAGCGTTGAATAAGGCTTCCAAGTCATTGATTGTAGACGGTGTAACTAAACCTATTACATATTTACGAGTTAAGCTTGCAGCGAACAAAACAATTGATATGCAATGCACTGTATCTCTTGCTAATCGCAATAAAGTCTTAAAAGGCAATCTTGAGGCAAGAGTTGCAGCGCTTGAAAAAATAATACAAACAAAGGAGTAATAACCAATGTGGTGATTGAATGAGTAATGAAATAATTGAAATCATTAAGACTATTAGTGTATGCTTTGGTTGTGCTACTGCTATATTAACAGTGTTGACTGCTATCGTCACTCCTCTACGCCGTAAAATAATCGGTTGGGTGCGAAATACAAACAACACTAATGACACAATAGAGAAACTGAACAAAATTGAAGAAATGTTAGAGTCTCACATTTCTCTTGATACAGAGAAGTGGGATATGTCGGTTAAGTTGGCTGAAGCAGTGAAGGCAGGTTTGAGAAATAGTATCTTAGAGTTGTGTGACAAGTGCATTGCAAAAAATAGTATCACCTCGATACAAAAGCTCAATTTGATTGACCTGTATAAAGAGTATCACAATCTCGGAGGAGACACATATTGTACTGATAGATATAAACTGGCATTACATTTGCCAGAAAAGAATATTTAAGGAGTTGGTTATATGATTAACTGGACAGTAAGATTTAAAAATAAAACATTTTGGCTTGCACTTATTCCTGCGGCACTTCTGTTT